CCGGTGTTAAATTATTTCAGAGCGTGTATATCATTTCAACGCTCTAGGTTGTTACCTTATCGCTTAAGCATTCGAAAGATGGCTTGAACTCAATCCACCTTTAAGACCGCCAACTAACACCAAGTGATAGTAAAGCTCTGCACCGAAAATGTTGTCTACGACACCATAACGGGTGAGCAATCCTACACGTGGACTGAAATCGTTGGGCCCGATAGTACGTTGTACCATAACGGGGATGTATGGGCAATAAATGATACCTGTGTCGTAAAACTCAGGACCTTTATAACCCAACAGGGCATACTCGACCTGCTCACGTAAGCCTTGCTCACGTTGTGCTTCGGTGCGAGTGTCACGATAAACGTTAAACCTTCCGCCGAGGTTACCTACTTTAGCAACGCCAACAGGTTGTGTGTTGACGGAACCATTAACAGGCATCCATGTAAACTCAGGAAGCATCTCGAGGATCGCGCAAACAGCGGGGCTAGCAACAATAAAGTTTGCTGCACCACGACGGTTGCGAATTGCGATACGATTTGCTTCAACAATGAGTTTTGCGTAAAGGTCACGATTACGTTCTGCCAGCCAACGACCATCGGCGCCTTCAGCGAACCATGCACTGTAGCCTTTGCCTAATCCACCCTGAATTGCGGTTTGGATCATACGAACGATCATCTCACGATCGATCTCAGCTTGAAGCTCATAGCTCATCGCATTGGTGAGCTCAGTATCAACATCGATACCGTTCATGTTCTTCAAGTCTTGTTCCAGTTCCACACTCCAGTTGGCAGCAAGTCTACGTGTTCCAGCTTCAACAGCAGTCTTCTCGAAGCTAACCTCGATTGTTGGAATCTTGGATCCCAATTCGAAGTCAGAAAGAAGAGCAGCTACACCAGCATCTTGTGCAAGAGCACTGAATGCAACACTGCCTTGACCTGCAGAGAGACCTAAGCCTCCTGAAGTTGTTGCGGCAATGGATGAGTCCATATCAGCACTGGATTTACCAGTGAAGCGGGTATCAAGATATTGATATCCGAGCTCACCTTCTACTCCATTGCCGAATGTTCCAGCTGTGTTTGCACTACCAGCAGCTTCACTGTATGGCTTGATGTTACCAGTTGCTCCGGTGAGACTTCCGTCTTTACCGTTGTCATTGGTTTCACCAAGGAAATCAGATCCGTACTTGTAGCGCAGCGCGAAAGCGAGTCCAACAGGACCACTCATGGGCTGAACACCTACCAATTCGTTAGTTAACAACTCGGGGAATGTACGACGAATCATCGGAATGAGGATCTTAGGTAAACGGGCATCATTTTGCGCGTAAGCAGCATCATTGCTCACTCCAAATGCTCCGCCAGTGCTACCAGTAGCTGCAGAACCGAAAGAACTTCCGGATCCACCGCTCACATTAGCCTCATTTACGCACCATTGCTCTTGGTTCTCCAAAAGCATGGCTGTGTTGAGCCGTGTGTGATCATCTTCGATAGGTGCAACGTTTGCTGAATTGTAATCCAATACAGGACCCCATTTTTCAAGCAAAACCTTAGCACGACTTTCATCGATATAAGCTTGAGTTGGTTTAATTATTTTTGACATATTGTGTTTTCTCCTTGACCTTGTTACTCAGGTATCGCTACCTCATACTAAATTAATATTTACCAAGTTCTCCCATGTAAGTGTTGAACATTGGATCAGATTCTGTCTGATCCAGGTTGCTGGCACTCTCGGTTACAACTTGTTCCGGGTTCGTTTTTTTCTCTACCACCACATCTACATTCTTTTGTTCCGTGGCACGTTTCTCACGAGCTTGTTCACGTAACAAGTTACGTGCTTGATCATCTTCTTTGTCAAACAATTTGACTGTGTAGTCAAAGTTTTCAGTTATGAATTCAGCGCTTTTATCAGCAAGCACACGTTTGACATATTCCTTTTTACGCTCCGGTAGACCATGGGATTTGCGCTCTAAAATGAGTTCTGCTTGAGCGCGATTGAGGTTTTCCCTTAAAATTTTTGATTCTTGTGCGGTTTTTTCAGCAAGCGCGGTGCTTTCATCTATTCTACGCTTACCGTCTTGTATGGCACTGGCTACTTTTTTCTTGGCCA